AGGCTATCGATTGAGGCTACAACCGGACCGAACAGGCGAGCCATATAGGCGGCGATGGCCGCGATCCGGGATGCCAGCCAGGTCACCGTTCCCCCGATGGCCCTGATGGCTACGCCGACGGCCAGGATCTTCACCGCCAGACCGCCAAACCCGGTAAGGAGATCCACGATGACGGGATGATTCTTCGTGAAATCGCTGATCGCCTTGCTCATGTCCCGGATGCCGTCAATGATGGAGCAGATCTTATCGTCCATTTTCTGCAGGGAGACGATCAGGCTTTCGTTCCATTTGATCTCGCCGGTTTCTTTGTTGAACGTGACGATGGAATCCGTCAGGTCCTTGATGATGCCCTTCGTCTTCTGGAAGCCCGCTTCCATTCCCTTCCCGAGGGCCTGCGTGGCGGCGTCCTTCAGGTTCGACAACTGGACGGATAAGTTCTTGGATGCCTCTGCAGCGCCCACGGTGGCCCCTTCCAGGGCCTTCATGACGGCAGGATAGAGCTTCCCTTCGGCGTTCAGTTTGCGGATCTTTTCGTTGGTCAGTCCCGCCGCCTCCATCAGCGGCTGCAACATGGTCGTCCTGGGCGTCATGTTGCCGCTAAGAATGCTGCGAACCTCTTCGCCCAGCATATCGAGCGGCACGCGCATGGCCGAAGCCGCCTGGACGATGGCCGTGGAGAAATTCACGACCATTTTTTCATCGAAGCCGGCCTTGAGGGCCGGAACATACGCCTGTATGTAAGCCTTCGTCAGTTGCTCATAGGTTGCGGCGGTTTCCAGCCCGGCGATGCGCAGCCGGTTCTGCGTCTCGGTGCTCAGGGCAAGGGCAGCCTCAAAGGCCCGTTGCCCGGTAATGATGTCTCCTGTCTTGTCCCGGAATTCCCGCATGGAATAGATCAGGGAAGCCAAACCGACGCGGGTTTCCTCCATCGTGGAATTGAAGCTGTAACCGGCGCCGACCGCGTTCTTGATGACGGCATAACCGCCGAACGACATGAACAGGTTGCGAATTGTCCCGGAGAACTCGTTCGCGGCACCGTTGGCCTCCCGGAGCGTCTGCTGGTAGGCGCGCGTCGCCGAATTCACCGTCTGCAAAACGCCGGTGGCCAGGTCTTTAGCTGCGATGATGATTTCGAGTTTCGTCATTTGGGCTCTTCACAACTATCCGGTCGATATTGCAGGTCGAGCAGTCCACGTTCTTCTTTGCCGCCCGGCAGGCCCGGCAAAACAACGATTTCGGGTCGTTTTGCTTTCCTGCGTCCTGCTTTTCATGGATCCCTCTCAACACGCACCGCTCGAGCACCCTGAGTTTTCTCAGGATCACCTTGTCAAATTCGATCTCGATGACGCCCGCGATCATGGCGGCGGCGTTGTAATCGAGACCGATCACACCGTTCGGCCCCACCCGCCATTGCGTCAAGACGTTCGTCCATAGGTCCCAGGCGTCTTCGTTTTCCGGCAATAAAGCGGGCGGGGCGTTCCGGCATCGGTCGCATCGAGACCTCTCTACGCATCCGCTGCATCTGGCCGGTCCGCCGCCTTCGTACCACTGCCAGATGGCTTCAAGTTTTTTTCATCTTCGCCCTGGCCGTAGCTCAGGTCGATGATGGCCTTGAACAGTTCCAGGGCCTTGTCGTTCGGGAGCGCATAGACCTCGCGGATCTGCTCCGGTCCGCAGACCATCTCCAGAATCTCGTCGGCCGCGTCGTCCGCGTTTTCGATTGACAAATTTCCGACGTTATAGCCCTTCTTGCGCAGAGCCTTGACCTCGCCCCGGGTGAGGGGCCGAATGTTGAATTTTTTCCCGTCGATTTCTTTTTCCATATCGAGTCCTTTCTGCGCTTAGAATGTGGCAATCGGGCTCAGGAGCACCATCCGAAGGGCCGAGGCGTCGGTATCGTCGTTGTAGTAGGCCTCGAACGGCAGCTCCACCAGCAGGCCGGTCGGCCCGGAGATGACCGGCGACTGGGGTTTGAAGACGAGTTCATCGAAGTAGAAGCTCATCTTCTCGTTGCCGGCCGATGCCCCCGTTCCGGCGCCCTTCGTGAAATGCAGCTCCAGGGTCGTTTCGGTATGGGCGATGGCCACGGCATAGAGCACATCGTCCTCGAAGAGAATCTTGACCGTCCCGCTCACCTTCGCCCGTCCTTCGGGGAGGCTGTAGCGCTGGCCGGTCCCGTCGAGGACGTAAGTATTGCCATCGAGATTGTTCTCAAGGGTGAAATCGATCTCCGTGACCGTCCCGAGGGAGGATCCGCCGCGCTGGATGGACCCGGAGAAGCCGTCGAAGGGCGTGTGGCCGTTGTCGGTCGCCGTTGCATCGAATGTGGCCGCCCCGATGGTTTCCTTCGCTCCCATGATGGAGACGGAGCAGTCGATCATCCCTTCCGGCTTGGCAGCCAGCCGGAAGCTGTTCACCCGGCAGCCGTTGTAGAGGAAGTACTTGTCGGTGGCCAGGTCCGTGAACTGTTTTTCGATGCACATCCCGACGGGCAGGGCACCGATCTTGTAGGTGTGCGTATAGGGGGCCGAGGAACCGGATTTACTATAGGTCCCGAAAATGTGCTTAAAAAGCCGCCCATACTGCGGCGAAAGCTCAAAGTTTATGTCGCCGGCAACGTCCACGTTCCCCCGGACCGGGGCCTGGGGGTTGCGGTTCGAACGAATCGTATTGGACGTCACGAGATTCCGGTTCAGCCTTAGAGACTCGGTCGTGAACGGCAGGACATGGGCGTCCGGCGAACTCGGTGTGGTCTTGTAGGTCGTCTCCGTGTCGAAGATCAACACGGCATTGGCGCCTGACTGCTGGGACATGGGTTATTCCTCCTTTCCCTTTTTGCCTCGGCCGGCTGCGATCTCCGGCTGGTTTTCCTGGTATTCCTTCAGCCTCCCCTTGCGGAGCAGGATGTCCGCCAGGTCGTCAGGCACCTCCTTGGGGACGCCGATCTTGAACTGGCCGGCGATGCCGCAGCTCATGATGTTCGGCCCTTCGTCATAGTAGAGTTTTTTCATAGATCCTCCTTTTTACGGTTCCGGTTCAGGGACCGGCTCGGTTGCGATGATATTCGTCTTCAAACGATAATTGAGCCCATAGACCAAGAGCCCTCCCTCAGCCGTCACCAGGTCCTCCCGGACAGGCCAGAGCCACCCGTACGTGCTGATCTGGTGGCCGATGAGGTAGTTTCTAACCGCCTCGATGATCGTGTAGGCTTCGGATGCACCGGCCTCCCTGCTTTTGAGATTGCGAGAGACCAGGACGATGAGAAAGTCCATCTGGTGATCCGCCCGGTTCTGGCCTATGACCTTTTTCTCCTCGAAGTCCGCGCCGTGGTAGATCACGTTCAGGGCGGGCAGGCGCTGGGGCGACTTGAGCAGATCCTCGATATCGCCCTGCCAGACGCCGACGCTGACCACGCCTGTGATCTTCTGCAATTGTGTGATGATTGCGTCCTGAATCGTCTCGATCATTTAGAACCCCGACATCTTGTCTCTGGTGAAGATCCGGTCATTGGAATCCATATTCACTGCATTGTCCGTATTGGCGGGAGAGGGCGTCGCCGATCCGAGCTTGATTCTCCCTTCCGCCACCTTTTCCAGGAAACGAATCGCTTCTTTGTTTCTGTCCGCCCGGATTTCCGGCATTTCCAGGTCGCTGCGGGAATAGAGATTGTAAGCCGCGATATCCACGCTGATCTGGCGAATCTTCGCCGGCACGGGGGACAGTGGAATGGCATATCGATCCTGGCAATAGGCGTCGATGGTGGCATCGGCATCGGCGATGGCGCGGGTGACTTTATCGGTGTCGATCTCGCCCGCGCCGTCATCGTCCGTCAACTGAATCAGCGCGGTTTCATTGAGCAGATTCAGGATATCGTCCTGGGTGCAGTAAGCCATTACCGTTTGCCTTTCTTTCCTGTTTTGGCCGATTCTTTGCCGGTTTCATCCGCTTCCGTGGCCGGAGACGCATCGGCATCGGCGGCTTTTTCTTCCTGCTCCTTGACGATCTCCACGACCAGCATCGGTTCCGCCTGGAGAATGGCCAATTCCTCCTCGCTGAACCGGTCATCGGGATACTGCACGGCCTCTTTCGGATGGGCGATGCCGCACCGTCTGAACCCGGCTTTTTTGCTTCTGATTTTGATCATCTTCAACTCCTCCTTGTCGAGCGTTTTTCCCGCTCCCCCTTCATCCGGTCCGTGCAACCGGGAGGGAGCGGGGCGGGCCCGCTCCCCCGCAAGGTTATCGTTACGCCAGCCACGGCACGACTACCAGCTTCGCGGTCCCGTACCAGACGTTGCTCGCCCCGGTGGCGTCGAACTGCGCTTCCACGACGGCCCGGCCGTTGGCCTCCAGGGTCGGAGGGACGACCAGGTGAGTCGGAGTGATGCCCAGCGGCACGCCCTCGTCGTTGGTGAAGGCCATCATGGCCGCCCTGGCCGCCGCATAGTAAGTGGCGTTCAGGGTCTGCTTGCTGCCGTAGGCAAGCTGCCACAGTCCGTAGCCGACGTTCTTCCGGTCATCGACGCCGTAGCGGAACTTCTTCCGCATGAAGACATTCTCGTCGTCCGGCTTGTCCATCGACACGAACTGGGGACGCTTCCGGATCTGCAGGACGATGGGCTTGATCGGCCGGGAGAGATCGAGGAGGTACCAGGGGGTACCCGCGCCGCCGCCGGTGTTGGAAACGGACGCGCCGTTGACGGAATGATCCGAGTCGAAGAAATACTGGCCGTCGAAGCATTCCGTGGCAAATCCGGCCTTGAGCAGGGCAAAGACCAGGATGTCGGGATGCACCTTCGCCGCCTGGGCCAGCCCCTGGATCATGGGCGTATAGACGCCGATCTGGTCGTCTTCGATGTCGTTGCGATCCACCTCGATGGTGGCCTCGTAGTCCTTGTTGGTGATCTCATACTTGAAGGCGGACAGGTCCTTCAGCACCCTGTCGCCCAGCCATTCCCGCATCATGGGGAAATCGCCCAGCCACTTGTAGTCGACGCTCCGTCCGGTGGACGGCACCTGCATGGCCACCAGGGGCCACTGGCTGGGCGCCGCATCGAACGCCTGGTTGAAAACGGTGCTGAACGACTTATAAATTCCCTGCAAATTCGCTTGATTGACAATCATTTTCATCCTCCTTCTTTTGGCTGTGGGGAGAGAACGCTGTTCTCTCCCCGGTCAAGGTATTGGTTACGCCGTCAGCAGCTTCTTCTGGTACTCGATCCACGCTGCCAGCAGGATCACGTCGTCCGTGCCGAGGGTGCCGTCTTTCGGTTTGATGGTCAGTTCCATTGCCGCCGGGTAAGCCGCGAGATTGGCCAGGGCCAGGGTGAGGGTCACATGCTGCACCGTCTTGGCCGTGGCGTTTCCGGTCATGGCGCCGGTGTCGCCGCCGAAGTTGGAATCGGCGTCATAGAGTTCATTGACCACGTTGTTGTAGGCCGCGACGGTGAATTTCGTGGCGTCGCCCTCGGTCGCGCCGGTCTTGGCAGCCAGGATATGGAGCACCGCATTGGCGGTCACGTCCATGTCGGGGGGGATGACGACCTTCGTCCCTACCGCGCCCGGGGTGGCGTGGTTGTTCCAGCGGATGCCCAGCCCCTTTGCCGTGACGCAGTAGCCGGGAACCATGCTGTCGCCGTTGGAAAACGCGGCCAGGGCGGCGCCCGCGTCCGTGAAATAGGGGAGCGGGATATCGATGATCCCTTTGGCGGTGAGCAGGCTCTGGTAGATCTCCTGCAGGGCGGCCTCCACCTCGGCCTGGTCGGTGAACGTACCCGCGTCGGCGATGGAGATGGCGCTGGCGGCATGGGCAGCGCTGCCGTCGACGATGTGCGCGGCGGCGTCCGACTGGCGGACGGCCGGTTCGATATCGATCCAGGCGTGGGTCGTATCGATGTATTCGGCGATGATCCCGGCGAAGATTTTATTCGTCACGTTTCCCACGAGATCGACGTTCTGGTCGTCGGCGATGTAGACGCTGTCACCCACGTTGGCGATGGTAATCGGCGTGGCGAAGGACATCTTGAAGAGGCCCCGGCGGCGCACCGTGACGTTGATGTCGCCGTCCTGGCCGGAGCTGTTGTCCGCCTGTTCGCGGGCGATGCCGACAAAGAGCGTCGAGGCCGTGTCACCTGCCGCCACGGCGTACCCGTCGGCGTTGACGCTGACCATCGCCCCGGCATAAATTTTGTCCCCGTCGTCCACGGGAATGGAGATGTCCACTCCTTCCCGGTATTCGGTCTTCTTGTCTGCAGATAGTGCGGTCATGTTTTCCTCCTTTTCCCATCAGGGAGTGGCTTATTTGTTGTATTTCTTGAAGGTTTCCTCGTCGATGCCCATCATCTCGTTGATGGTTCGCTGAGCGTCATCCACCGCGTCCCGGGTATCTTTGGCGGCGATCTTGATGCCGTCCACGGGGATCACGCTGCCCGCCGGGCGGGAGAGAACGATCTGCCGGAACTGCTCCGGCGATTTCCCGGCCAGGTCGCGGCCCCACTTGTCCAGCTCTTCGGGGCTCGTCTTACCTTCCTTCAGGGCCAGCGAGATCAGATCCTCCTGCTCCATTGCGGCGATTTTCTTTTTGAGTTCCGCCACTTCCAGGCTGAGGGTCTTGGCCACGTCCGCCGGGGCCTTGAGGGAGGCGACGATTTGGACGACCTCGTCTTTTCCCGCCCCCTCTTTTGCGCCCAGGGCGTCCATGACCTCTTTGCAGGCGACGACTTTCGCGGCATCGGCCTCCAGTTGCGCGTTCTTGGCCACGAGCTGGGTCACAGCCTCTTCGATTTTGTCCTCCCCGGCTTCATTGGCCAATCCCAACAGCTTTTTCAGTTTCTCGATCATAATTTCCTCCTGTTCCTGTTTTTGATCGTCCTCGTGGCGCATCTTGGCCATGAGCGGTCTCAAATTGTTGATCTTCGGCTGGTTGGTGAGGGCGACGTTTTCCAGCAGGATGACGCGCCGGTCTTTCGCCGTGATCCAAATCACCGGCGAAAAGTAGCGATATTCCCGGTTTTTCAGGTATTCCGCCGCCTTTGACGTCCACTCGACCACCGCCCACAACCCTTCCGTCCCCTTCCAGACCAGGCGCTTGATCCAACCCGCCGCCGGGGCCTGGACATCCTGCATCGTCTGATGCTCGTAATCGACGACCATGTCGTTGCCCCGCTTCTTGAATTCTTCAATCAGGGCAGCAGCTTCCTGGTCGTAGAGATAGGCCGGTTCGTCGCCCGCGATATCGATCCTTCCCCGGGGGAGGAGCTGGAACTCCGACGGCGCGCCGGTCATCTCCTTCAAAACCGATAAGATCAGATGTTTCATGGTGTTACCTCACCGATAAATAACGGTTGATGACATTCTTGATCTCCGTCCAGTCCTCGTTCTGCACCATCAGAAAGGGGCGGGGCGGGATCACCGATCCGGGATGATTCACCGACTTCACCGGATGCCGGGCCCCCGGCCAAAAGAGGGCTTTGGCTTTCTTCGGCGTGATTACCGTGGGGCTCGTCTTTCCGCCCAACTGGTGGATGGCGGCATAGACCACGTTCGTGCCCACGCTGACCCGGTCATTGCCCGCCTGAACTGCGTCGGTGCGTGCAAAGGACCGCCGGAGACTGCCGGTCAGAGACAGGGTCTGCCCGCCCTCCCGCTTCACCCGCGCCGACTCGCCCCATTTCGGACGCCCGCCGGCGGCGAAGTTCCGTTCCACCGACGTCCGCACAATCTCGCCGATCTCCCGCATGACGGGCTTAAGGTTCCGCATGCGGGCCGAAAGATCGGACAGGGCCTTGTTGACTTCCGTGTCGTTGACGTGTATCTGAATCTGCATATTTCCCTTGACTTTCAGCCCCTACCGGCTTAACGTTTTCCCCGATATGGGGAACGTTTGAGAAAGAGGGGGCCACCCTACCGAACTACTCAAACGGGCCGGGGTGTGAGCCATTCCGGTCATCGTCCTCTCTGATACAGCAGCAGTCCGAGTCTTTGCGCATCCACATATTCCACCGACGGCTTTCCGCCCCTCATCGGTATGAATGCCGTAATCCCCTGAAACACCCCTTCAACCACCTCAAAAGCCGCGTATCCGCCGACCCTCTGTTTGTCCGCTGTTTTCCATAGCGAAATATAGCGTTTAGCCAGCCTGATTCGGCCGGCCTCATTTTTCTGAGGCGTCAGCCAGACCTCATAGGGCGTGAGCATCATTTCCTCCAGGAGCGGTATCGAAACGCCGTGCCCGCCCTTGCTGAACTTCCATGTTTCGGAACCCGGCGTCTTGTTTTCCATGAACGCCCGAAGGGACAGGATGGCCGGTTCTCCCAGAATATCCCTGACGACCTTTTCCTCACCATAGAGTCTCAAGAATTCCGCTTTGTAGAAGGCGTCCTCCTGCCCGGCCGGCAGCAGGGCCGTTTCGTCCAGATCGGCGATATCTCCGGGCCGGACGTTGGTCAGGACCTTGCGCCGGTAGTCTCCGGCGGTCTTCAGCCCCGGAAGCGCCTCCCAGTTGCCCGGCCGGTCCGCCGCGTCCACCACGCCGCCCCAGACGGTTTGACCGGGGTTGAATTCAAAACCGCGATCCGGCATGAGCAGCCGCGCCGGCATCTTGTTCCCCGTCTTCGGATCGATGGGCTCGATCAGCTTTCCCGTGGGGTCGTCCGTTTCCGCCGTCAGTTGCTCCCGTTCCATCTCGCTCGCCGAGAGCGTCACCACGCCGCACCGGCAGCGAAAGCCGTTGGGCGGATACCATGTCCTCCAGAAGGGATGATCGAACGGAAAGACCTTTCCGTTCAATGCCGCATGCGTCGGGCGGGTCCGGGAGTCGTTGACGGCGCTGTATTGCCAGTAAGGCCGGGCGTCCGCGACCTCCATCATCTGCCGGTACCGGCCCACGCTGTAGGCCGTCTGGATGTTCGTCCGGAAGATGTTGTCGATCCGCCAGGCGCGTTTTCCCGTCCAGCCCCGTTTTTCAAAGATCGCCGCACAATCGCGCTTGAAATCATTCAGGGTCGTCCCCTGGTCAATGGCCTTCTGAATGGCCTGCATGACCGTCGTCAATTCATCCCCTTTGGCGATGCCGGAGACGGCAAAGGCCCGCGTCTTGGCCTCATCGGAAAGCCGCGCGAATTGCCCGGGAGACATCGGCACTTTGTCCCGCCAGAACACTTGCGCTTCGGCCATCGGCAGAGGCTTCAGGTCGATCATTTTCCCTCCCCGACGGCAGTATAGCGACCGAAGGCCTCGGCATTCAGACCGGCATTTTCCAGCAGCAGCGCCAATTCATCCATGTTCATGGCCGGATAGAGTTCGAGCACCCGCTGCATGGCCTCCTCGTAGCTGTCGGATGCCTGCACGGCGGCGAGGATCGCCTGCTCGTTTCCGGCCAGGGAGTAGGCTGCCTGATCCAGAACGGCATCGACAAGCCCCTCCACGGCCTCCTGATCGGGCGTAAAAGCGATTTTCTCCCCCGAGGCGATGACAAGGTCATATCCGGGCAGAAAACGCGCCTGAGGGCTAAATTTGGCCGCCAGCGGGGTCTTTTTGCCTGGCGGTTCGGGTCTGACATCGCCGAGGGGCGTCTCCCCGGACTTCGGCAGGGGAATCTTGAAGCGATCCGATACATGTTCGGCGGACATGGGCTGCCCCATTTCCCGCAGGTTCTTGTAGACCTCGCTCAGCGATTTTAGGTCCTCGGGCGGTTCGAACATGAGCTTGAACCAGGGCAGGGGCTTGTCCCACCCGAAGTTATAGCCCACCAGGGGGCGCACGATCTGGAACCGAATCGTCTTTTCAATCGCCTGGCAGTCGGCCTTCATCAGATCCCGGCGCACCCGGTCCTGGGCATCTTCGTTGCCCAATTTGCCGGGCGTTCCTTCCGTCGTGGCCGTCTGGCCGAGGATGGCCTTCGACATCTGCCGGTCGCAGAAATTGGCAAGGGCCTCATAGATATTCTCCGTCCCGGCGTTCTTCATGGCCTGGACAAACTCGATCTCGGTGCTCTTGGAGATGATCCCGGCGGCATCGGAGCCCAATGACTGGATGGCCGACACCAGGGCGTCCTTGTCTTCCTTGCTCGCGCCAGGATCATATTTACCCAGGCGAAGCGGCATTCCGAAGACCTCGGAGAAGGCCACCCAATCTTTCAGAGAGTAGTTTTTGAACAGGTACATCCAGGCGCAAACCCGCAAGACGCCCGCGCGGGTGTCATAGCCGGAGCGCGCCTTGTAGCGGTGGTAAACCAGCTTGAAAGGCGGCATGACCTCCCCGTAAACGGGCTCCGCCTCGGTAACGATGCGGGGGACCTCAAAGCTCTTGGCCCACATGTCGCCGCCCCGTTCGTAGAATACAGCCTTCTTGGGGTGAATCCACGGCAGGCCGCCGATGACAGCCTTGCCGCCGTCGATTTTCCAAAGAATCTCACATAGGGAATAACCCTTTCCAATGGCATCCAGGAGGTCCAGCAGGGCATCGTCAAAGCTGTCGAGGTTAAAAATGCAATCGGCGACAAAATCCCGGATTTTCTTGTCCTCGGCAGACTCCGACCATGCCGTCAAATCGTAATCCAGTCCCAGAACCGCGTTTTTCCGTGTCTGGAGCTCCGAAAAGAGATGGGTGTCTTTCTCCTCCATCTCCTCGAACAGTTCAGCCTGCCGGTAAACGTCCCCGCCGTCGGCCTCCTTGAAAATGTCGGCCAGCCGCTGGGGCGTAAGCCCCTGGCTCGGATAGGACGACCAGCGATCCCGGATCGTCGTCACGGCGATCTCGCGGGTCTCAGGTTGTTTCAAGACCTGAATTTCTTTACCAAATTGATCGAATAGAATGGCCATCACCAGGCTCCTCGATGCATATAGGCGCCGGTCGGCAGCGCATCTTGTGACGCGGCGAAGCGGCGCCGGGCAACCGTTTCATATTCCACCGGCCCCGTCGGCGAAGATGCGGCATAGACGGCCAGAAAACAGGCCCAGGCCCGGTCGGCGTGGCCGGAAGAGTCGGAATCGGCCTCGAAGCGGACCGATCCCGTGGGGGTCGTGATCTTACGGAGTTTATGGAGGTCCGCCTTCAATGCGCCGTCACCCATCGGGATCCGGATTTTCCGGTCTTCAAAGGCCTGCTTGCCCACGGTGGCCAGGACCTGCTTGTTGGTCCCGGTGAAGAGGACGCCCTCCACCCGGATCGATCCGTAGCGCCGCACGGCGTCTTCCACGGGCTTTTCCCCCATGCCGGTTTGGTCCATGCACAGGCGCAGGACTCTATATTTCCTCATCAATTCGTCCATAACCTGATCCTGTACGGCAAAGGCGATCCGCTTCTGGACGTTGATCTCCCTGGTCCATAGCACGTCGCCCACCTGCTCCAATACCCAGGCGACCCACAGGTCGTTCCGGGCGGCGATGTCGTTGCCGATATAACAGGGCCCGCCGGCATAGAGGGCGGGTTTGCCCGCCTGATCATGCTCCACGGAGGCGATGAGGTCGTAGTCCAGCCAGGCCGAGGCCTCGTCGAGCCATTTCAATTCGTATTCCTGCTCCCAGGCGTCGTCGTCGTTGACGCCGGCCTTGAGCTGCTCCGGATCGCGGGGCAGCCCATCTGCCACGGCCTGATAAATATCCACCACATGCTTGGACCAGACGGCGTCATCCGCCGTCATCAAATCATAGAACTTGTTTCCTTTCCCGTTCGGCGTGGAGATGACCCGCAATTTCAGTTCACTCCGGGAGACGATAGGGAAAACGGCCTGCCAGATCCGCCGGGAATCCTGATGAAAGGCGAACTCATCGAGGAGCAGGTTCGCCGAAAATCCCCGGGCCGTGTCGGCATTGGCGGGCAGGGCGGTAATGCGGCTCCCGCCGGGGAGCTGCACCTCCATCGCCTTGACGTCCGGCTCCCAGTCGTATTCCAGGGCGTCGAAGACCGTTTTGAAGGCCCGAAGGTGGCGCTTGACACCCTCTTCCATCGCCTCCCGGGCCTGCCGCTCCCCGCGTGAGAGGATGACCCACCGGGAGGCGCGCCCTCTCGATTCCGCATCGAGGCAATCCAGGACGATCTCCAGGGTGGCCGTGAAGGTCTTGCCGCACTGCCGCGCAAACATGCCGATCTTGAACTTTCCCTGGTCGGCTACCCAGCGCTGCTGG